TAGGATATTTAACTTCAAAAATAGATGGATCAAGTGATGGGAATATAATACCATTTTTTGTTGCACCATCTAAATCATAAACATTTTTAGAATAACCCAACGCTTGATCGTGTAAATTTTTAAATTTTACATTAACAACTGTTTGAACACCCTCAACCCTATCTAATTCAGTAAATACATTACTAATAACAATTGGTTGATTTATTTGCCATTTTTTAATGTCAAAATATTTCTTCAATCTATCAATACAACGAAGAATTACTTGATTTCCATTTTGGTCTGGCATTGTAATAATATCAAACTCTATTCCAAGATTAATTATGTATGCATCTTTAATATTGATTGCATCTGTTAAAATTCTGTGATAACCAAGATACAATTTTAGATTTTCTTTAGTTGCATTGTTTATCTTTGTTAATTTCCCGTCAGAATCATACCCCAACACATAGAAATTCAACGCCAATGGATTTACAACTCTATCGCTATTGTAAATAGATTCGGCAGTCAATTGGTCATCTTTTGTTATGTATGCCTTTGCAATAGACCCGTATTTTTGTGGCAAACTGTATGCACGGATAATGTAATCTTCTTTTGTTACTGCGCGGTTTTGTGAAGCAAAGTAAGAAAGAGCATTTTGTCTTATTTCATCAATTGTTTCACTTTCTTTTGCGCCAACGGCAGGTTCCGAATTTGTAACAGCTAAACTACCGATAGATTGACGATATAATGTTTGGTCTAACCCAGTTTCATCTAACAAAATAGATCTTGTTTTTAAACGGGTAATTGTGTCACTTGGAACATTATCTCGAATCCCACCACCAACAGTATAATAAAGTGTTAATTCAGTGTTGTTTGGTGCAAGTCCATATGTTTTTGTATACAAAAAGTTTGATGGGTCAATGTCAAGCGATGCAACAGATTCCATCCCAATTAAAGATGAACCAATCAAATCTGGATTTGGTATCAAAAGTTCATCATCTAAATTTGTAACACCTGCTCCGAATTGAATTTCAATCTTTCCGTTATCTAACTGCCTTGTTGAAAATCTTCTTGATACTTTTCTCAATTTCAAAAGGTAAGGCGTTTCCTCACGGTATGTTGCGAGATGTCTATCATTTCTTGCAATATTTGGAGTCGGTTCAAATATGGTGTCTTGTGCCAAAAATGGAACATGATACCATTTATTTCCATCTGAATCAATGGCGTAAAGTATGTCTATTATATTTGCGTCTTCTAATTCAATTTTATCATATGGTTTTGGATCAGCAAATGAATATGACTTTGTTTTAATAACACCAGAAACAGCATTTGCAGATTTCTTTAAAAGATAAAAAGTAGGTTCATTTGTAATATCATCAACTTCAAAAATTGTTACTTCTGTTGGGTCAAAAGAAGAACTAAATTTAAAATCCAAGTAATCAGTTGTTCTAAATTCAGACGAGATATTTCTATTGTCAGATGCAACCACCATTCCCGGTTCTATTGCAAATGCGTATGCAAAATCAGGTTTATTGTTTAAACCGCTTCCAACTGAAGGAACAATTTGAAACACATCTAATTTGACGTTTGCGGCAATGTTTGTTTTTGGCTTATAACCAAGCGATTGTGCTATGTCTAAAATGTTTTGACGCTCGGATGCTTGGAGAATAAGCGATTCTTGCAGAGTCGTATCTGTATAATATGAAAGAACGTCGCCCACATATGCGGCCATTTCAAGAAACATCATTCCTGGTGATGATTCATTAAAATCCTGATAAGTATCTGGAAAGTAATTCTTAGCAAAGTCTATTAGATTTTGCTTTATCGAAGAAAAATCCCGTGATAAATATCTGATATCTTTTTTGACTAAATCTGCCATTAGTTTTGAGCCTCTTGAATGCGTAAATTACCAGTATCAGATATAAATATCTGAATGGGTAAATATATGTTCGTGCCGACAATTTTAAGCTCTAACAATATTCCGATTGCATGGGTCGGATCTGCGACTCGCCCGTCGTCTGCCAAGTTAAAATTAACATCCAATCTTGTGACGTTTAAATACGGCAACCAAGTTGTTATCGCCGATATTATATCCCCTTTTATCTTTTCTTCTAAATCACCTTCGCTATTTATGTTTTCAAACAATATAAACCGTAATTCAGAACCAAAATCAGGTTGCATATACCGTTCACCTTTTGCAGTTGAAAGCAAATTTTTTACGTTTGAAAAAACTTGTTGCCTATTTGTATAACTTTGGAAGAAAACTCCATTTGGATTGTTAAAAGGTATCGTTACCCCAACAGGTTTGGTATAGTAATTTACAGAAGCACTTGGCTCATTTACAATGATGGTCTTTCTTCTAAATCGAGACAATTATTATCTCCCCTTTTTTTCGTTTATTTTTGCCATCAGCGCAGAATAATCGCGTGTAAGTGCTTGTGCAACTTCAGGTGCAAGTTGATTTGGATTTATACCAGAAGGAATGGCACTAACAGTTCCCATTCTTTCTGCGGCAAATGCATTTAGTGAATTTGTGTCAAAATACATTTCTTGACCACCATCGTAACCATCAACAGAATATTCATCTGATGTATAACTTTCTTGCAGACTTCTGCGGGTTTCTTCTAGAATATCTTGGATTCCAGAGTACTTTCCAGTTGATGTTGGTTTTCTTTTTACTTGCGGCTGTTGTTTTACTTGCTTTGCTTGATTTTTAGAAGCACCCACAACCGCTTGTTTGTAAAGAGAAACTCCATGATCAATTGTTTCTTTTACGGGCTTCTTTTTTGATTCAGTCAATTTTTTTTCCAAAGCGTATTCTATTTCTTCACGAATAATAGAGCGAATTTCTTTTAAAAATCCTTTTGTGTCCATTGTAGTAATCCTTGTATTTGTTTACAATATAACAATAATTATCTTTTTATTTATAATCTAAGCGACTTATTTCAAAATGCATTCCATCTGGTGTGGCTGGCCACCAACCTCCCCAGAAAAATCCCCATTTTATAGCAGACGCAACAAGTTGTCTTACCGAACCTTCTCTTCCAAGAAATGAAGGAGTTTGATTTAGATTATTCCATCTTGCATTTATATCAAATGCAATCCCCCATGCATGGCTACTAAGTGGTCTGTTTGATCCTCTTGTATTTCTAATAAATCTTGGAACAAAACTACCGTCAAAAGTTAATATTGAATCCAATAAACCTAATTTTTCCCATTCGTTCCAAAGTCCTTTTAATTGGTCTTCTCCTCTAAAATGAAAATCTACACCATCCATTCCAAATTTTTTCAATTGTGGTACTCTTACAAATTTAATATTGTTTCTGGTAAAATCGTTTGTAATTCTGATAAAATCGCCACCAGTTGGAACATATGTTATGTTTCCAAATATTTTTGTTTTACCATCTAATGTTAATTGCGGCACATCCATTCGTGTTTTCAATTTTCCGTAAACAAAACCTTTTGGAATGGCTAAACCATCTGATGTAATTTGATATCCAGAATTACCATTTACTAGGAAATAAAAATATCTTTCGACGTTTCTATGTCGAGATTGATACCCAACTGAGCTTCCTCGGACTGCCGCAGTAATTGTTTTTGTTGTTGGTAAGCTAACTTTGTTAATATAAACACCTTTGTGGTTATACCACCACATAAGCGCACTGAGAAATGCAAATTTTGGGTTTTCGGAAACCAATTCTGGGTTTTTTACGAAATCCACGTTGTTTTTTTCAAGAGTACCATTTGTTCCAAAGAACTTGTTCATTTGCTCATATTGAACTTTCCCCGTTATTTGTATAACACCATGTCCCCTGTACGCATACCCATCAGGACTTCCTTTGTAAAAAAATGGATTTACCTGCATATTTGCGGGAGGGGAATTTGGAGAAACACCTTGGTGGGAATTTGTTGCAGAAGAAACTCTGTTAAATGAATTTCCGTTCATATTTCCGTTTCTAGACCCGTAATATGAATCTGTCCAACCATTTAATTCCCATGGGGCTTTTCCTGCGGCAAAACCATATGGTCTCGATGGCGACGGTGTTGTGTATACGAAGTCTTTTAAATCTTGTTTTTTTACTCGGTTACCAAACACTCCACGTAAATTTCGTTCTGATGTATAATACACGTATTCAGATACACCACGTATACTTTCAGCGGAAACTTGTCCCAAGAAATTAGCAACTTTTTCGCGGGTATCTATCCCAAACACATTAACCATCAATTCTGCGTATGGTTTTATGAATTTAGGAACCATGTTATCAGGAATTTCTCTGATTCTTTTTATTAATTCATTTTTGGTTGCTGGGTTTGAAACAGATTTCAATTTATCTTGAGACGAGGTAAACACGTCGCCTGGTGCTGTAAATTGAGATGAAAACGCTTTCCCCCGTGCCTTGTTCTTTTTAAGTCGTTCGCCACCAGAACGAGTTGTTCTCGTAATTTTTCCACCATTTCTTGCAGATCTGACGACTGCCCCCGTTATAACATCATCTTCGGGTGGTTCACCTGCTATTACATCTCTATTTCTATTATCTTGTTCTTCAACCATTTTTTTCTCACTGTTCTGTTGGAGTATCTTCACCTGTTACATTACTTGGGTCGCCCAACTGTTGATTTTTTTCTATCGCGTCAATATCACCGTTTTCTACCGCGTCCATAAAGTTACTATTGAATGTAGTTGACCCCCTTGAATAATCATTTTCTACATTCAAACCATTTATAATTTCACCAGTTACATTATCAACTACATCGGAGTCGCCCATATTGTTAACAAACTTATTCCATTCCTTATCATAAAACCAAGTTGTTGCATCTTTGTCACGAATACCGTATATTTTGTTTTGATTTGGATCCCATAACGTATTTCCTTGCCATTCTTTAAGAGTTTGAATATCCCTTGGGGAAAGTGATGTTTCATTTGGATCTGATTTTTGTCTTGGTGGTTCCTGTCCAGAGTTTCTCTGTTCTTTTCTTTGTTCTCTTTCTTCTTCTTTTGCCTTTGATTCTTCAGAAGGACCAGCACTAAATTCATTAACGAATGCAAGCTGAGATTGTAACTTTTCTATTTTTTGTTGAATAGTTTTTGTCTGTGCTTTTAGATCGACGAATGAAGCCAAATTTATCGGTATACCAGAAGGACCAACTCCAGTCGGAACCGTTATTTGTCCGACGGAAGTTAGAAAACTTGAAAGAATATTACACAATTCATTTAACCATTCCATTGTCCTGTCACCAAGAAGAATTGGTGATTTTGCGTTTATTCCCAAATTTATTCGTTTTGATTCCGTTTCAACGACTTGTTTCCCATCAATAGAAATAGCTTTTTCAGAAGAAAGCCCGATACCTTCTTTTGAA